TGATTTTGCCGAATATTTCGTACTTAGATTAGATGAAGGTGGTAATGACCCAAAACACATAAAAGCTTGCCGTAAGGCAGTCAGAAAATATGCAAAAGAGATTAAAAAACATTTACCACAGTTATCTCAAGATTTATTAGAGAGATATCCAAAAAAAACAAAGAAATGTAAATGCAAAAAAGAAGAGTAAAAGTTTATAACAAAAGTGAGAATGCTTTACCAACTTATGCAACCAAATTATCCGCAGGATTTGATATCCGTGCTGATTTAAGTAGAATATGTAAGGTAGAAGATTTGGTCGGTAACTCAGAGTATTTTACTCTTACCATACCAGAAAAGGGGACTAAGATAGTTACGGTGTTTCCGAGTGGTGGTAGAGTTCTTATTCCAACGGGGTTACATGTTGCTATACCAGACGGTTACGAACTAGAAGTGAGACCTAGAAGTGGTTTAGCTTTAAAAAATGGTATAACACTAACTAATGCAATCGGCACTATAGATAGTGATTTCCGCGGAGAAATAGGTTTGATTATATTAAATACTGACCCGAAGAAATCATTTGAAATACAACATGGTGATAGATTAGCTCAAGGAATACTCAAAAAAGTTAATCGAATCGAATGGGAACAAGTTTATAGTATCGAAGAACTCGGTAATACCACTAGAGGTGAAGGTGGATTCGGACATACTGGTAAAAATTAAAAAATCATATTAGTTGAATTAAGAAAAAGAAGAATTTAAAAATGAAAAAAATGAAAAATCCTTTTTTAAAATATTCTAAAAAAAAGAAAAACATTATACATATTCTCCCATCCTATAATATTAATGCAAATAATACGATTAGTGGTTCAATTAATAATATTCCTAGTTTGACAACTATTAATATTAGTAGTGGTATGACTTATTCGATGGGTACGATATCTGATGAAATGATGAAATGGAGAAAAGAACAATTGATGGATGAATTTGAACAAAACCCAGAACTTTTCAGTGAAATAATAGTTGAACTTAGGCAAAGAAAAATCCGACAATTGAAAGAAAAATCAACACCTCAATCATAATGGGATTATTCAATTCTCTGTGTAAAAATTGTGACGATGAAATTGATTGGTTTCTTGAAGCCAAAAAAGGTATTAAATGCCTAAAATGTAAAACAGTTAATACTCAAGAAGATTTATGGAAAAATTTGTGTGGAATAGATTATCATGGAAATAAAGAATTGTACATTAAAAAAAGAAAAGTTATAAGAGAACGAAAATTTAAAATAGAGAAAATAAAAAAGTCAATGTAACCATTGACTTTTTTATTTTATTTTTCTTTGTAAATAATACAGAATCTTCTATCTTTATTAGAATCTACAATTTCATTATACATACTTCGAACCTTTTCTGGTTCTATTTTTTTGCTATATTCTTTGAGAAGAACTTTTTTCATCATTTTATAATTAATCTCATTTGGATTACCCTTATAAATAATCTTATCTGTTTTGGAATCCAATATCATATTAAGTATTTTTTGCATCATTTCTTTCTTAGAACCGAAAGATTCGTAAACCACATTTTCTTTTAATTCGATTTTCATATTAAAAAATTTGTTTTTTCTAATTTTTTTAATTATTTTTGTATATTGGGGAAATTTGTCTTTTAATTTGTTTTGAATAAAACAAACTTCCATTATAGAATATATATGGTGATTAGTTAAAAAAGTTTATATTTTTTGTAACCTATAATATTTATATATAATGTGAAATCAACAAATAAATTTTTATAAATGTCAATTACACCAAATTTAGTATTTTTTAATAAAGAAGGATATCCTTATAATTTTACATTAAACGATGGTATTTGGACGGGGAAGATATTCTTCCAGCCGGGAAGTACGGATATATTTAAGTCCTTAACATTATATACATTAGAAAGTGTAGAACCCATTGAATATACTGGGGTATTCGATATAATAAATAAAGAAATATATAATAATAGTGGTATGACATTATCTCCAGGTAATTATACCAATAAACAAGTAACAAATATTTTATCGGTTAATCAGAGCCCATCATTTCATACTAAATGGATATATGGTGATAATTTTCATAGATATTTCCCGAAGGGAACAGTAATATCATTTTCTGGTGATACATTAACTGGGACAACATCTGGTGAAATGGATTTCATGGAAGGATATTATTTTGTAGTGTTACAAACGGTGAAAAATGCAATCATGATTTGTACTAATACTTCTAATAATGTATACTCTTTTATTTTTGATAATTCATTATATGATTTCAAAGTAAATGCCTATGATTGTATTTCAGTTCCAGATAAGGACAAAAGCTTACTTACTGACTTCCCTATTGAATATGATGAGAAAGTATCTGTTGTGGGTAGTGTTGATGCTGATAATGATGGTGTTTACGAAGTTCTGACAACTGGGTTTACGACTTCAAGAGTATTTGATTTCAATCTCTCTGGCGTCACTGGATTGACTTTTAACGATGACATAGTGATTGATTTAACACTTTTAACCGAAAGACCACTACTATATTCTGGTCAATTTACTATGATTGATATAGGTGGAACAATGTATGCAACTTTTGCAGGTGGTAGAAACTCAAATATAGATGTCGGAACAAAATTCATATGTGAAGATTCCGCTTGGAATTATCTTTTGTTTGCCAATGAATATGAAGTGACTAAAATTATAACAGAAAATTACATTGCCACTGCAACGGGAATGACATTTACTGGATATACATACGAAGAAGATGACGGTACATTAGAATCAGTTTATTCATTAACTATGGCAGAAACATTTAACTTAGAAGTAGGTTGGCAAATTAGGTTTGATTCTGGTGTTACTAGTGATAAAAACAATAAAATAATAAAAACAATAACTGATATTGTATCTGGAGTAACGATATCTGGTGAAACTGAGATAGTTTATTATGATTTCTTCTTGGATTCATCTATCGTATTCGAATCTGGTGTCAGCTACTCCATTACACATTTATTAAAATCACATGAACAAAATACTGTAATTGTAACTCCATCCATTGATAACTCAGTATATGATGGATATGCAAGAATCTTATCAACATCTAATGTGATAAGATATACACAAGAAATACCTACAACTGGAGATACACTTGCAATTGCAATAGATAATGCAATTGATTATTTTGTAGATAAATATTATAATGTGTTTTTATCTAATGGTATTGATATTTACCGAAAAGAAGAAACTATGATATTTGACGGTAGATATGCAGGTTCATACAATTCTGGTATTACCTATGTTATCAACCCATATTTTGATATTGATTTATACATAAATCATAATAGTGTTTTTTTACCAGTTCCAATAACATCCGGATATTCTATCAATACATCTGGTGATACGTTTATTTATAATATAATATTGAAACCATCTGATATTGTATATGAAAGAGCAAATATGTCAAATAACTTATCACAATCATATTCTGCAAAAATTTTATTTGATTTGGACGATGATGCTCAAGATTATGGATTTCAACTACAAGTAAATGGTATTCAATATTATATTCCGTTTCAAGAAGATTCGGGAATGACTTCACAAACAATGGAAACAATTAAAGATTTTATTGATAAGTATTATTATGCATTTTATTATAACGGTATAAATATCGAAACTGGTATAACATATTCTGGAACATCTTATTATGCAACATTGATAATAGAAGGACAAGAGCCAAATGTCGATGTATGGGAAATGAAAGTCAAAGTAAACAAAAATTCATCTTATATATTACAAGAAACACAAGATAGCTCCATGATGGTAACTGCTAATAAAATAGAATCACAATACATTGATTTTACTGACATTGGGTTTGCTACTGGCATGATTTTATCCGTAAGTGGATCTACTTATCCATTAAATAACAAAGAATTCAATGTGATAGGAATTACTGAGACACTAGGTATTTTTAATAAATTAGAGTTATCGTATCAAGGTCCAATGTATACCAATACGGGAGTTACGTTGTCATTAAAGACTAGAGAATTTCTAAGAAGACCGAGAGAAACAAATGATAGTGATATTAAATATCGTTACCGTTGGGAAGATGATTTAAGTGATGTTATGTTTTTATATGATTTGAGTGGAGATAATTTAGTTCCTTGGGGCAATAATCCTCTTTACACGTACACTGGACCCAAACCATTGGTGGCTAATTATGACGTGGTGTTTCTTAATAAGCAACCCAATAAATCACAAGAGTTTGTATCTATACCATATAAACAACAAACTATATTTAATCAATTAGATTTTACACTACAGAGATTTGATGACGATGATGCCAGCATACTTCCACATCCAATAGAAGTTTTTATAGGATATAATAATTCTGCTGAAACATCAGATCAAAGAAATCTTATAATTGAGAGAGTTGATAATATAGTGTTTAGTGGTTCTACAACAGACGTGGATTTATATTTTAATGTTAGTGGAGATACTGTAACTATGATTAGTGGAGATACAAGCCAGAATTTTCTTGAATTGGGATTTAAATCTAATAGATATGTAAGAATGAAATTTGATGATAATAAACTGTATACACAGAATATTTTTGAGGATTATCATGATTATCTGATATTGGACGTTACTAATAATACTCTGAAATTAGATGGAACATTGACAGATTTTAGTACATTAAATGAAGACTTCGATTACGAATTTTTACTTTTACCCGAAAGAATAGCATATTTTAGACTCTACGGTGAAACGGAATCGGAAGATGAAAGACTAGAAGCCAATATGAAATTATTAGGTATATCGTTAACAGAGGAAGATGAATTTATATTCAAGCAATCGGACGTAACAGAAGATGGTATCGATTATAGACTACTCAACAGAAAAAGGAAGGAGATGATGAATGTTTATCCCGAAATTTATAATTATGTGGGTTCTTACAGAGCGATATTAAATGCAATTAGTTTCTTTGGATATAGTGATGTCGAGTTGGTAGAATATTATAAAAATATTTTGGTTAGTTCTCCTTATTATAATAAACTAAAAAGAGTTGTAATACCAGACTTGTTAGATCGAACAGTAGAAGGTTGGACATATAGTGAACAAAATCCAAATCCTGCAGAGTATGTAAAAACAAATTTGCTCAATTTAACATATAGAATTACGGACGAGGAAGGTAATAATGTTTATCTTTATACATTAAAAGAAGTTCAAACTAAATTAAATGGATTAAAACACTGGCTAAGAAGAAATGTTATTCCTGTTAATGCTAATATTAGAGATATAACTGGTGTGTCTGAGGTTGTCGATACAAACTGGAGAAGATTTGACCCCGGAACGAATTTTACAAAAAACGTGGTAGAACAATCCAACGAAGCTGTTAATATAAATTATACTGCAACAAGAAACTTCAATAACAACTGGTTGGTATCCGTGAGATTCTATACTATAAGTGGTGATGTTCCTGCATATTGGGATTTAAAAGTAATAACATTCAAGAAAGACTCTATTACTGGAATTCTTTATCCACAACAAAGATGGGATGATCAGAGATTTGATTTGTCCAATTTTAATTTTTCTATAAATTGGGATGGAACTACTGATGATTATGATATGGATAGATTTTTTTATGTGGAAACTACAAGATATAATGATCAAGGAGTTGGTAAGACAATGAATAAAATGTACAGACTAGAAGATGGTATAAGATTTTATTTTGATGAGTTCAAGAATTATACACTTGTAAATAACAACTTTAGATATAAGACATTCCCATATGTACAAAATGTAGAAAATGTATATATCATGGATGAGTTGGGTAACTTCTGGGTGGTAAATAAAGCAATTCAAGCTGCTAGGTAATATCAAAAATATTTGTTTTTTTGAATTATAATAATTATATTTGTATTTCAAATATAAACATTATGATTTATAGTAATCCGATAATTGAATTATCAACTACTGATATAAGTAAGCTGGATGATCATATAGTTGAAAATTTAATATTTAAATATGTAAAATATATTCTTCAAGATAAAGAATTAAAGGTATTTAAAGGTATTTCTAGAGAATATACTGATAAGTATATTAAAGATTTTCAGAAAATATTAAAAATAAATAATTTTAATCCAGATGAATTATTGATACCTGTTCGTAATGAATATGATGAAGATTTATATTCATATACTAGTTTTATGGTATCATATGATGGAAGAGGTCATGCTTTTGGTTCTTTTCAGAGTGCATATTTATACGCAACTGAAAAATATCTTGATACAATTATTTTATTTGAAGATGACATTATCAAAGATATTGCAGATAACGTAGAAGTTTGGTTTGGGCATGTATTAATAAAGGACGAAGAAATGATTTTCAAGGACGTAATTTCTGTCGTAAATCATAATTATTATGGTTTGATTTATGATGAACTACCTTTTGAGTAATTCTGTATTTCTTAATTTATTGTAATAATTTTCTGTAAACAAATCTTTTCCTTTTAATATATGATTTAGATAATCTTCAGAAGGTTTTAATCCTTCGATTATTTTAGACTCATTTGATATATAAACAATACAATTTACCATTCCGTTGTTGTTTTGAACTTCAATATTTTTTCTATAATAATGCTTAGGGATTCCTTCGTATTTATCCAATAAAAAAATATCAGAATCATTAATTTCATAGATGGCTCCCTCTACGATTGAATCTTGACATGTGATTATATTGGCAAATCCTTCTTTTGAATTTTTTGAAGATAATTTATTAAAAACTAATTTGTAATTTCTCAGAATCCCAAATGTTCGAGATATAAAATCTATACCTCTTTCTTTCATTCTATCGGGGTTTAAATTTGATCCATATGCGAAATATCGAATCATAATTAGATTTTAGTTAATTGTTCATTTAAAATTTTCTGAAATATATTACACATAGGTAATTTTCCAGTTATGGTTGGGTCATTGGAACATCGAAATCCCATGTTAGGAACAAAATATATATTGATATCCTCTATAAGTAATCCTCGTGGTGTTCTCATTATGTTTAATAGTTGTTCGTCATCATAGTAAGAAACAATTTTTTTAATTATTCCTCTTCTTCTATCTCCAATATCAATTTTTGTATTTGATAATGTTTCTAAGCATTCTTTTATCATTTTTGTCCCAATCTTTTTTTCTATATATAAAAAAAATCAGAGACACAAATGATTATAATTGGAATAGATCCCTCATTAAATTCAACGGCTATAACTATTTATAAAGATGGTAAGTATTCTTTTTATAATTATACCAATAACAAACCTAATTATAAATGGATTAAAGAAGTAAATCAATATGTCAATTTTCAGTTTCACGAATATTCAAACAATGATGATTTTTCTGAATCAGAGGTTGATAAAATAGATATTTATGATATCGTAACTGATAAAATTGTAACTGACATAAGTAGTATTATAGGCAAAAAAGAAACTCACATATTCATAGAAGGTTATTCTTATTCCGCTCAAGCAGGTCGTCTGATTGACCTTGTAACCTTTTCAACTTTATTAAGATATAAACTTCTTAAATATAAGAATGTTACATTACATTTTATTCCACCTTCAAGTTTGAAAAAATATGTTGCTCAAATGGTGTATAAACCAGATAAAAAAGGAATGTATAGAAATGAAAATGGAAAAGCTGGTGGTAGTTTTGATAAAAAAGATATGATGGTGGCTCTCTTACATATGGATTTAGACGATGTTTATTTTCATTATCTAACAAATCGGAGAGAGGATTTATTAAAACCAAAGAACGTTCCAAAGCCGTTTGATGACATAAATGATAGTTTATTATTGAATATACATGGTCAATCAATTCTAAATAACTAAACTTTTAGTGTTTTTTAACATATAATATTAGAGGTAAAAAAACAATCAAATGATGAATGACATGTGTGTTGTACGAAAAACACCATAATATAATAGATGGGATTTATACAGAGAGAAAACCATTGACTTGGGAAGATATACCTTATATGAATGAAGTTGATGCTGAAGATGAAAGTGGTGAATTATTTGCATTATTTCAAGATATTAAAATATATGATATAGAGGATTTAGTTGGATTTGAAAATCCAAAAGACCCACATAATATAGAAGAAACAATTTTTATCATAAGAAGAAATGGTGAATATTATTTAGTTGAAACACAAGGAGAAAATTATGTGAAATTTGCCGTCAATGTTACAAATGTGGAATTTGTTAATATGTTTGATAGAATGAGTAAACTGATGAAACTATATAACCAAAAGACATTTGACCAACCCATAAAACCATTATTTTAAAATAGTGGTTTTTATTTTTTCTATCTTTTTCTTTCTCAAATATAAAGATAATTCTTCATCAGATAAATAGGGGTCGATACAAAGTGGCATTTTATATTTTGAAAATAATCTTCTAGTGCTTTCGAATGCTGGAGTATCATAGACTGTACAGTTTACTAATAATTTGCATCCCTTGTTGTGATACAATACACGGAAAAAGTTATTTTTATATTCATTGAATTCTCCGAGTTCATCTATCAGTAAAGTATTTAGTATCACATCCTTTTTGACAGACTTACTACCAAAATATATTACAGATTGGTTTTTTAAAATTATTTTATTTTGTAAAGTTTTCTCAACCAATGGAGTTATTCTATTAAAATTACACATTACCATCTTTTGTAAAAGAAGTCTGTCCATACCTTCATCGTGTCCAGCAATTAAATGATTAGTATTAGGATAATTTAAGGCATAATCCAATATACAAGTAACTGAGTATATACTTTTACCACTTCGCCTTTCCCAATCTAATAATAAATTCTGATTATTAATAAACTGAGTATAGACCCATTCTTGTCTATTTTGATTTATTTCGTATGGTTGCATGAATTTTTCTCAATTTCAATTTTCGTATTTCAGAAATAATATCTTCGGGTTCATTAATATTAATAGAATAAAAAGGTTTATAATCTTTAATCATTTCTCTAACATTATCACTTGGATAATTTCTCATCATTTGTTTATGATTAAAATCATCATCTATAACGATTACTTTTTTATTTCCCCTTAATAAATATTTTAAATCAAATGCATTAGACCTCAGTGCATTTGTAAATGAAGCAACATAGACAATATTATATTCATCTGTGGAAAATCCTCTCAATTCACTATAAACTTTATAATCTATAATAGAACCGTTTTGGAAGTGAATGAACGTTTTAGACCTATTTTCTACAATCTTGTAAATATTCATCCTATCTTCACTTAGCCTTTCAATGTTTTTAAAGAATTGTTCTTGTATATTCTCTAATATTACCTTCGTATAAGATACTATTAAACATTTTTTAGGTGATTCCATTAAATCCTTTAATATTGGAATCAAAAAACATTGTAATTTTCCGAACCCAGTTGGAGCTGTTAATACAATTGTTTTGTTTTCACAATAAATAGTATCTATGAATTGATAAATCTGTTCTCTTTCGATTGTCATATTTTTCTGATTTAGATAATTAAATATATAATAAAAAATATAATAAGTTTATGATTGGTGAACAAAGAAATTTTGACGACTCTTATTTTAGAATGGTCAGTGTAGCACTTACTAAATCGTTAAGTCGTTGTATGATGTGGGTAAATTACTTCCACGACACAAAACAAAGGGTTATAGTACCGTTTTATATGTCGATGGCAGGTAGTGATAGATTTGTATTAGATGCTTTTGTGGATGATATTGTTGATTCTAGAATTGAACTCAATACGGATCAGATTCCTCGTGGAATCGTAACTTTTAATGGATTCAATACTGATACAGCAGAATTTGCTAACCCAAATACATATTTAACAAAAAAGGCTGTAATAAACGGTGAAATGAAATCTTTTTTACAGAAAACAAAAGGCATACCAGTTAAAATAAATTATGATATCGATATCGTATTAATGACAGAAATAGATGTTTACAAGTGTTCTGAAAAAATAATAAATATGCTGTTTAATTGGTTTTTCTTCCACCTAGATTTTTTCGGCATAAAAATCGACGCTGTTTTTGCCTTGCCGGATGATAAAACAATAGAAATAATCAGAGAAGAAAATCTAGATACGGAAAACAAAAAACACATTAAATTTTCACTTGTTGTACAATCGTATTATCCGTCTTTCTTTGAGGATAGTGATGATTATATCATTTGTGATAATGATGATGATATCGATTGGACGAGAACGTGTAAAACCAAACCTGCATTAAAAAATCCTAAAGACCTCGCAAAAATACGAGCAGTTTATTGGAAAAACTGGATATGGGATTCTCAATATATCGATGACGTTAAACCAGATGGAAAAGAAAGATGGAACAATACACCAAAAGAGAATTTTTAATATATGAAATCATTTCAAGAATTTATAAATGAAGAATTTAATGTTGGTGAAATACCAATAGCAGATATGGATAGATACCTCGCTGGAATGGCTAAGGGGTTTGATGATAAGATATTTTTTGTCAAGAAATTAGATGATTTGGAATTATTAGTTGACTTTGGCTGTGCAGATGGACAGATGTTGAATTTCTTAACAAAGGTAAAACCGAATTTAACATTGATTGGATATGACTTAGACACCAATATGATAAAAATATCAAGAGAAAAATACCCAAATATGTTCTTTAGTGATAATTGGGACGAGATAATGGAAGAAGTAAACAGTAAAAAGAATGAAGGAAAAGTAAAAGGACTTCTATTATCAAGTATCATACATGAAGTATATTCATATGCAGGTAACGAAAATAAAAATGTTTTTTGGAATAATATTTTTGATGATTCTTTTACCTATGTAATTATAAGAGACATGATGACACAAGATTCATACGAAAAACCAAACCTCGAACTCGCTAAAATCATCAGAGAAAAATCTGACCCAAATTATCTAGATAGTTTTGAAAGTATTTGGGGAAGTATAAATGACAGTTATAAAAATATAATGCATTGGTTATTGAAATATACCTACACAGACAATTGGACAAGAGAGGTCAACGAAAACTATTTACCGTACACTCTTGAACATCTTAAAAGAAGAAGAATTCCTCCGGGTTGGACTATTATTCTCCAAGACTATTATGTATTACCTTTCATGAAACAGAATGTTCAGAAGGATTTCGGAATCACATTGACACAACCGACACACATAAAGATGATAATAGAAAACGAAAAAAATGTATTTTAATTATGAAATATGTTGATGGGTACGATGAATTTTTTAATCTGAATGAAGAATTAAAAAACTATCCTTTATATAAAGGTGTAAGTGAGGATGTCTTTAGAAGAATAATGAAAGATTATTTAATTAAAAGTACTCTAAATAAAAAGACTAAAGATAATGATTCTCTTTTGGGAGTATTTGATTCTCCTTTGAGATGGAATGTGGCTGGAAAAGTACCAATAATATCAGCAACAAGAAATTTTGATACAGCTAAAAGATATGGAGCAGTTATTTTTGAATTTGATATGTTAAAATTATCAAGTAGATTTAAAATTATACCCTTCTGTGAAAATCCAGATTATTATCTAGATTATATGAAGTTGAATAAAGGTTGTGAAGGTGGTGGTGATGAATCTTTAAAAAAAATATTGAGGGATAAAAAATACGGAAAATTATTTTGGAAAATAAAAACAGATAGAGGCCATTTTGATTATGGAATATGTGAAGAATTAATAATTGCAGAAGAAATAGACATAAGAAAATATGTCAAGAAAATATATTTAAGACACCATAACATTTTATCTTCGGATGTAACGGATAAACTAGAAGGGTATGGCATCGAAATAAAAAATTTAGACTAATCGATTGTTTTTGAAAACATACGATTTTTCATCAATGACAACTGAACCATCAAGTTCATTATTCTCATTGATAGTGACAAAAGAATTATTAGTAGGAACTAAACCCAATTCCACTAAACAAACTTTCTTAATTTTGATTTTAAGAATTTCGTTGGTTATGTTTGAAAATTTTATCATAATATAATGTATTAAGAGTACAAAGATACAACCAAATAATTAAATATCCAAATAAAATAAAAATAAAAAAGAGGTTTTTCAACCTCTTTCTTTTATTTAAGTAAAGCTTTCTTTTCTTCCGTAGTCATGTTTTCAATTTTAGCCTTGACTCTTGTTTCAACATTGACCGAATCTTTTAACTGAGTTATTGCCTCGTCTTTCTTTTCCACACCAACCTGTGCCTCTGTTTTATCAAACCTTATATTAAGATTATCAAAGTATTCAGCAAATATCTCACCGTCTTCACCACTCTTGAATTTCAACAAAACTGAGTCTCCTACATTAGTCAGAGCAACTTCGTTTGTTAGGTTAGATGTGGTCACGAATAATTTGTGAGGTAATGTTTTAACCATAAAATAATGATATTCATCACCTTTTCTAACATCCGAACCCGTCTTTGTTACAACATCCTTAACTTCAAAGAATGTGTTTCCACTAGAAAAAACTGTGACGTTACCCTTGTTGTTGAGAGCTGATTTGTAGTTTCTAATAGCATCTGTTATGTTTTCACCGACACCTACTATATCATAATTCACATAAGATACAAGTGCGATATCTTTTATAAGACCTTCGTTGTCCTTGAGAGCCATAACATATGTCCATATACCATTAATATTATACGGTCTTGGGTCAGTAGCTCTATATTGTTTTTCTTGTACTTTACCTTCTGCAGAACGTTGAGCAGCGAACTCGGTAGCACCACCACTCTTGTAGAAAGTTGTCTGTTTAGTTCTTGTATCTATAAGTGTAAATCCAACACTCGATTCGTCACCCCCAACTGACGTAACACCACTGTAATAATAACACCTTCCATTGTCACCATAAATAACTTGAATACCTTGGCTGAATATCATTTTATCTTTGTCACTGAAATTAGGCCAACCATGTACCCATTTACCCCAATTATCAAACTGTGTATGACAGAATTCTTTAGGTTGCATTCTATCAATCCATGTAGGTGCATCAGCAAGACTATATTCTTTTATCTCACCGTTCATAGGATTGATGGTAAGAACACCCGTTGTTTCATTACCTGCATAACCAATAGTTTTATCATAAAGTGTGATTATATAATATGGATTGAGATTATCATCAACCTCAAAGTTACTTAAATCACCAGAAAATCCCCTTGTTCTGTATCCACTTTTATAAATATGTCTTTTTAAATTGTCTGCAAAACATGCTTCTTTCTGAAAACGAAGTTTAACATCTTGACCATTAGGAAGTTTCTGAACTAAACGAACATCTTCTGCATTAGTAGCATTGACCATCATAAAACCAGGAGTTCCTTCTTTATTTACACGATATTTCCACCAAGAAGTATGATTAAGAGGTGCAACATAGAACATAAATACTTTACCATCGAGTATAACCTTCTGTAAAGTAAAATCACCAATAACAACTTGGCTACCAAGAGCCATATTGTCGTTCTGTAATTTCTTGTCTGCGAGTTTTCGTGCAATATCATAGTCAATGACTATAATTTCTTCTGGAGATATTGGGCTGAAATCCTCGGAAAATGTTTTCTGTTCCACCTTTCCAATCTGATTTCGGAAATCACTAGTTCTAATCCATACCGAAGAACTGAACATCGGCACTAATGTAAAGAATAACACACCGATTACCGTGACAGTCAAGCCAAGACCTACCCTCCAAGAACCAGTGGGTTCACCGACTTCAAAATCAAATAACATCATAATGACACCAACAGAGGCAAGTATAACTGGCCAACCCCAGAATCCAAATTTTAATGTAGGCATGCCAGCCCATGAGACCAATGAGAGGAAAAGAAAAATGACGATAATCATCCAAATATCTTTCCCTTCAAAACTAGAACTTTGATTGTACTTTGACATAATTTAATTGTTTTTAGTTAATATTAATTGGATATTCTTAATTATTTCATTTTTTTAATTTCTTGACATTTACTCAATAGACTATTGCCATTATCTATCAAGGTATTTTTTAGTTCTATCATTGCTTGAACATATAGAGGATATTCATCTTCATTCAGTTTCAGTTTACCAACTGAACGGTCAAATGCACCATGATCAAAACTACAATAAGAGGATAACATATTGAATGCTATTTTAATATTCTTTTTGTCACCCCAAAAAGTGATTTGACAACTATACCAATCTTTAGAATAATGTCCACATCCTTTTTCTTGTCCATGTTCAAATTCAACCGTAAAATTGAAATTTTTTACCTCAACTTTCGATAGTTCCTCCACAATTCTTTTCATTCCTTCTTCATTAAGAAGTGGATATATTGTATCAATACAACGATAAGCTGTTGAGTTTGGAATATTCTCGTGGACATATTCTAGTTCAATAACTTTATTATAATTTAGTGTTAAACTAAATTTCTGATTTTTATACTCTTCGTTATTATAAAGAGTATTTGCTAATTTTAGGATTTTTTCATTCATATTAATCAATGTCTACTCGTTTACCACAAATTTTACATTTACCAATAACGACCTGCCAAGATGCAGTTCCGGTTGAAGCTGTGTAATTATCCACAATTTTGAGGTGGTTTTCACAACTATGATGATTTAATCGGTAGTTTTTCCACCAATTCTTCAAATATTTTATCATATTGAATCGAATTAAGACACAAAGTTAAAACAAATAAATGAGATAAACAAATTATAATGCAATATAATTTTTCTTTATTAAGTCGGCATTAGTTGCATTCAGAGGCATATCTTCACATCCTGCGTCATATATGACATATTCTCCGAATCTTATATACTGAGTACCAGTACCACCACCTCTTGTATGTGATAAACATAGGATTTTTCCGTCATCGGTCACACCAACAGATAGTGTGCCATAACCTTCGTAGGATTTTATGACTTCGTTGATTTCATCAATTACCGATTTATCTCCCGTCCAAATCCAAACGACAACTTCTTCTTTCCTTCTATATTTTTTCATTTTATTAAATTATTAAATCCATTTAACTGAATATAAATCTGATAGTGTCTTACCACCACCGTATGAAATTGCACTCTGAAGACATTCTGTTAAATATTCCATATATTCAACCATCGTGGAACTTTTCATTTTATTTAATCTAACAGTTCCTTCTATTCTACTTTTATTTCCTTGACGTGCGGATGCACTACCATAGAATTCTTTATATTTAACATCTTCTATTTCTACTGTTTTTCCCGGTGAATCCACAAAAGCGGACAACATACCACCCACCATTACTAATGATGCACCCATCACAATAGCCTTGGTTATATCAGCGGGTGACTTTATTCCACCGTCACAGATAACCATTTTCTTAGTAACACTTGCACATTCGTTAACCACTGACGCTTGGATATTTCTGCTACCAAACCCAGTTGTAGGATAAGTTGTACAAGCACTACCCGGTCCAACTCCAACTTTTATTGCATCGGCACCCCATTTATCCAAGTCCACTGTTCCATCCACACTTGCAACATTACCTGCAATAACAAAAGAATCAATCATATTTTCTTGTAAATATCTCAACATTCTTTTCATTTTCTTGCAATGTCCATGAGCAATATCAATAGTTATATAATCGGGAATTAAATTGCTTTTAATTAAATCGTCCATTAATGCATAAGAATCCTCATTCACCCCAATAGATATGGATGTGATGAGATTAGCTTCTCTCATGTTTGTAATAAACTGTTTAGTGTCAATACCAAAACGATGCATGACATAGAAATATCCATTACTTGCTAATTTCTTAGCGAGTTCTTCGTTAATGACTGATTCCATGTTAGCGGGGATTATTGGATTTTTAAATTTATGTTCTCCGATTCTAATGCTTGTTTCTATTTCTTGTCTACTGTCAACTGTACTGTATCTAGGTATCAAGTTGATGTCATCAAAATCAAATTTGTTATTCATATTTTCATTATTTTATTAAATTTTGCTGCATCCATTCGTCCATTTTCATCTAAATGTTTTCTTGTTGTCATTAAATGAAAATCTCTCAATTCTCCCGTTGGAAACACTATTATTTCTTTATTTAAACGGAAAATAGTTCTAAGTTCCATGTCCGTTCTTTCAAAACCAAGATTGGTAAGAATGGAAAAGAGTTTTTGTTTTTGTTCTAAAGTAACAGTGTCTTTCATATTTATTATATTAGTTCAACTTTATTATATATCATTAATCATTAGAAGTTTTGGAAAAAACCGATATTCCGTACTAAATATATACATATAGATTTTTTAAATGAAAAAATTGAAAAAGATACAAGATATGAACTTTGGTTAATATCTTAAAAAACAAACAAATATAAAAATGAAAAATTGGAAATTTGACTTATTTAATTTCAGAAATTCTTTAACATTAGATCAACTTGAAATTTCGTCAGTTGTTGAAAAACACTTACATCAGTTTGATAAAATGTCAGAAAGAGAACTAGTAGAATCGTTGAAGCAGAACTTAATACCGTTTAGTTATGATAAGGATGTTCAGAGATTATTCGAAGGACTTGATCAAGAACTTGAATCTAGACCATTGGTTTATGACTTAAAAGATTTATACAAAAAAGTAGAAAGAAAAAATTATGGAATGTTATACAGAGATCCACTTCAGAAGATTCTTGATACCATTTCAAAAGATACAGACGAAGCTCGTATGGAGTCAATCGTTAACGATTTAGCACTATATGATTGGGTTCCTGAAATAAAGGTATTTGTTTCTGGTGTTATGACAAACCCAACTCAAAAACAGAATTTCAACTCAAACGGAGCTATTGCATCTAAAGTTTATAGTATTGTTGAAGCAGTTGAGGGTGGCCATGTTGCATTCGTTGGTGACAGATGGTTCTTATTAAAAGAAGGTACAGTTCAACAGTGTACTCTCTTTGACCAAATCAAAGACGAAGAAAAACTCAAAACTCTTGAAACATTGGAACAAGGAATGAAATTATCTTGTCTTGAAAAAGATATTATTAAATTCCAAATTGACGAAAATCTTGAAATAGGCATAAGTATGGACAAAAGGTTATTCTTGAATGGTGAAGAAATTGATAAAGAATCGTCACTAGAAGATTTATTTAACTCACCACTTGTACCTTTTTTGAAGAAAAATTATTATCATGTAATTGAGAAAGTTGTTAGTAATCTTGATAAGATTGTAGAACTTGATGTTGCAACAAAAATTACATCAATGAAAAGACCTATGACTGAAACATTCGCTTTCAATTATAAAGATAAAATGTATATCTACAACATAGATAAGAGAACTGGTTCATCATTATTTGAATACGAATCAGTTAATCAACTTATCCAAGATGTACAGAGAGAAATGGAATATGACGTAACCCCATTCTTTGAAAACAAACTTTCTAAAGAATTGAGACATTTCAGGAAATTGGAAGATAAAGAACAATCAGTTGAACTCAAACTCAAAGAAGTCAATGAGTCTATTGATGCACTCAAAGAAGTTGAAGAACTTATGAACGAATCATCAGAACTTAAATCAGCTTTTGATAACTTGTTAGTTCACAAACATAATTTGACCAAAACTCTTAATGACATTAAGAACGAAAAAGTTGTTGAAAGAAAAAAACTTTAATTTTTAAATTTTAATATATAAAGGGGAGATGAAAAGTCTCCCTTTTTAATTTAAAAAAAAACTAATGGTGAAATGAAAATTAAAAAATTCAATGAATTGAACGAGATTAAAAAATACAAAGAAGATGTAGATTTTAATCCAAGTGAATTTATGACAGCAGGACATCTGATGGATTATCTTCGTAGAAATATACCAAAGGAAACCTTAATCTTTTATCAAGGATGTGACCAACCAATAACATTAATACCAAGAGAAGAAATAATGAACTATATGCCCGAAATTGAAGATATTTTTATACACGAAAATAAAGAAGGTCAATACAAATACGAGGAATGGGGCAAATATACTTGTTATGACAAAGAAGAAGAAAAGGAAAACAATGGAGAAAAAGTAGAAAATTTTTCGTTGAAACAAAAAGATCCATTTATTACAAAAGGTATAATAATTAATAAATATATGTAATATGATAACTAAATTTGATAATTTTGTGTTGGAAAATCTAAAGAGTATCCAAGAAGAAAAAACCAAACAACTCCGAAAAGACGAAACTAAATATTTGAATAGAATGGAAAGAAAAAAATTCAAAGAAAAGAGGAGAAAAGTAATTATAGCTAAAAGAAAAAATTGTGGCAGTCAAAATGACGAGGATATTATAAGAAATCAAATTTTGAATGACCAAGCTACACTGAAAGAAATGCAAAAAAAAGGAATTATTTAATAATTCCCTTTTTTCATTTTATCCATTATTTTATTTATTTTCTTTGTCCTCTGTTCTACCTTATGTCTCCAAACAGCGTGTTCCCAAGTTTCATCAGCAGCAAATCCAATTATATCATCAGCTATTAGACTCGAATCTATTTTTTTGAAATGGGGAGTAAAAAACCTTGTTCATTTTTATTTAATTTATTTTTAAATTTAAGTATTACTCCAATCATAGGTAATGGTAAGATATACAACCATTTCTTTTTGGTATCCCAAAATAATCCTACCCAAAAATCGAACCATTTGAATATGAACTCTATTTTCATATATCTTATATGAAAATAATAATTAAAAGTTTTAATCAAAATGATTAAACTTTTATAAACTTCTGTTATATAATTTGATATAAAATAATATTAGATTTAAGAAATAAATATATAAATAACATTATGCCAAAATACAAAATTAAATAAAAAAAGTCAAATAACAAAATATTTGACAAAAAAATTAATTTTTTATAAATTATGCCAAAATACCTCGATGATCGTGAGCTATATTACCAGATGGTAATTTCTAAAGGCAAAGGTCAACTGACACCAAGAGCAGAACAACTCTTAATTTTAATAGCAAAAAATACAATAAGGAAAAAAGAAAGAAATTATAATACAGCAGATGACCGAAATGACTGTATTCAACAAGGATTATTACATATGTTTCAAAATTGGAAGAATTTTAATCATCGAAAGTATGAGAGTGCCTTTCCTTATTTCACCGAGATTTTCAAAAGAGGCCTCGCCGACGGCATCAACCTTATTAATAACAAAAAGAGTTATAACGATGACGTTATCAAAATGATAAGTATTGATCGTGCTAACGAAGGCAAAGGATTACATAACGTTTAATAATATTTGTTCTATTTTATTAAAATCCCAGTAAGGAATACGAATTAAATCAATATTGTTATTTTTACAATATTGATTTTTTATTTTGTCTCGTTTTTGTAATTCTTTTAATCCTTCTTCACCACCGAAAAAATCAAAAGATTCAAAATGTTGTATTCCATCAAACTCTATACATTTGTTCATTTCTGTTAAATAGAAATCAAATTTTAGACAATTAATATATTTACATTCATTAAATGTTTTTTCGGCTATATATGATATATTTTTTTCTTTTAATATATTTTCAATTTCTCGTTCACCTTTGGATGCAGCACACCTAGGACACCCACTTTTAATGCTTAAAAAGTTATTATAATTAACCGGCCAAATGCATCCACAATCATTACATTTTAATAGAAGTTTTGTTGATGCAGTTCCTGAGTATATGAAAGGTTCTACTAATTCGTAGTTCATTATTTTGCACTGATTTAAGACATTTTTTTCAGCTTCTTCTTGTGTTAATTTTAACACACCAGCACATTTAGCACAACCTTCATTATTATTCACTAAATTTGAATATTTAGGAGCCCATTTATGTCCATCTACATTACATTTTAGTTTTATTTTAGATTTATTTGTTTTATATACAAATGGTTCTCTTAATGATGCATTAATTTCTTTCAATCTTCTATTTACATTATCTAGTGCTTCTTCTATGTATACTATTCGGTTAGAACATCTAGGACAACCATTATCATTGTATACGAAACTATGATAAGTTAATTCCCTTTTATGTCCGTCGATGTTACATTTGAATTTTACTATGGAATTATTATTTTTGTAAATAAACGGCTCTATTAGTGATGCATTAATTTTTATTAATTTTTTATTCAAGTTTTCTTCGGCTTCTTCTTTATATAATATTTGGCCACTGCATCTTGGACATCCACTTTTAACGTTTACAAAACAATAGTAAGATACATCCCATTCGTGACCATCAATGTTACATTTTAAATTTACAATAGATTGATTTGTTTTATATACAAACGGTTCTAGTAACGATGCATTAATTTCTTTTAATCTTTTTTGAATATTCTCGTTTACTTCTTTTTGAGATTTTCTTAATTTATCGGAATTTTTTTTGATAGCACATGCATTACATCCATGACCAGACATAATAAAACTGGCATAGGTTGGATTCCATTCTCCGTTAGAACCATAACCATCGATATTACATTTTAATTTTAATCTTGTTTTATTTGCAGTTGAATATACAAATGGTTCTATTAATGAACAATTAAGTTCTTGACATCTATCTATGACTTTTTTGTGTGCTATTTTCTGTGTAATTTTCACTGACATATCAATTTATATATAAAATATAATAGGTTTATTTCAAAAAAAACATAGTAGGGCCTTATAATATTTAATATATAAATTAAAAAACAATAATTTTTATGATTAAAAAATATTTTTATAAATTATTAGATAAGTTATTTGGTGCAGTTCCATATAGAAAGTTAAGTTTATATGTGGTGGATGATGTGGAATTTTATGCCAAATTGATAGAGGTGAAACTAGAACAGAGTGGATACAAAAACATCAAAGTATTCCATAATGGTGAAGAAGTGGTAGCTATCTTAAAGAAAGAAAACCCAGATTGTATAATATTAGACCATATTTTATCCGATAATGGCTTGAATGGTAAAGATGTATTGAATTATGCTAATTACAATAATCCATACACTAATGTTATAATTTTATCCGGTCAAGAAGATGTCGAGATAGCTGCAAATATGATGAAACAAGGAGCTTATGATTATATTATTAAGAATGATATGGCATTTTTCAATTTAGGTAATACATTGACGAGATTGGAAGATTCAATAAATGAGAAGGAAAAATCTATATTAAGAGATAAAAAAATCAAATTTTTATATCTGTTATCAATAGTATTATTGTGGGTACTTGCTTTAGTATTGATATTCTAAAAAATAATTATTAATATTTTGAGCAGTAATAAATCGAAATACAATCCGAAATATCAACAAGGTGTATATAATTTAATAAATCCCGAAAAATACATAGGCAATCCATTAGATATTAAATATCGTTCAAGTTGGGAGGCAGCTTTTTGTAGATACCTTGATACGAATGATAAAATTATTAGATGGGGCTGTGAACAACCAGTTATATCTTATACCGATTTGAAAGGCAAATCTCATCGTTATTTTCCCGACTATTACTATGAAATGGTAAGAAACGGTGATGCAAGTAATCATGAGAGAGTCATCGTTGAAATAAAACCAGCTTCCGAATTAGTACCACCGATTAGGCCATTAAACGAGACTGCAAAAGCACTAGAAAACTATGAATACGCAATCCGCACACACATAAAAAACAAACTTAAGTGGGAATCGGCATTTAATTATGCACAGAAAAACGGAATGAAATTCGTTATAATAACGGAAGATAGATTGATAAAAGAAGGATTAATACCACCTAAAGCTACTTATAAAAAAAGATATAAAAAATGAACCCAAGAGGATATTGGACATATGATAAATGTAAAGAAGAAGCATTAAAATATAAATCTGTTACTGAATTTAAATGTAAATCTTCGGGTGCATATAATTCGTCATACAATCATAAGTGGACAAAACAAATTTGTGTTCATATGTTAGGTATAAAAAAACCATATGGATATTGGACTTTTGAAAAATGTCAAGAAGAATCCTTGAAATATAAAACAAGAAATGAATTTTTTAAAAATAATGGAAGTGCATATAATGTATCATATAAAAATAGATGGTTAAATCAAATTTGTAGTCATATGATAAATACTAAAAAATTACCAAAATATTGGACAAAAGAAAAATGTAAAATTGAGGCATTAAAATACATAACAAGAAATGAATTTCAAAAAAACAGTAAAGGAGCATATCAAAAATCATTTCATAATGGTTGGTTAGAAGAAATTTGTAGTCATATGGTAAGAGTGCAAAAACCACACGGTTATTGGACAAAAGAAAGATGTCAAAAAGAAGCCCTAAAATATAAAACTAAATCTAATTTTTCCAAAAATAATTATGCTGCTTATAACAGATCATATAAAAGTGGATGGCTAGATAATATTTGTTCCCATATGATAAAACAAAATAACAATACGAAAAGATGTATTTATAGTTATGAATTTCCAGATAATTATGTATATGTTGGTTTGACCTATGATATAGAAAAAAGACAAAAAATAAGAGATATAAGTAGTTATGACCAAGTAACTAAACATACAATTGAGAGTGGACTTAATTCAATAAGAAAACAACTTACAGATTATATTGAAACCAGCGAAGCAATAAAATTAGAGGGATTTTATGTTGAAAAATATAAAAATGAAGGTTGGAACATTTTAAATAAATCAAAAACTGGAGCTATAGGTGGTTCATTAAAATGGACATATGATAAATGCAAAGAAGAAGCATTAAAATATGAAACGAGGTACAAATTTTCAAAATTATCTAAAGGAGCATATTTATCGGCATATAGTCATAATTGGTTAAATGAAATTTGTAATCATATGATAAAGACACAAAAACCAACAAGTTATTGGACAAAAGAAAGATGTCAAGAAGAAGCCCTAAAATATAAAACTAAGACTGAATATAATTTCAAATCCAAAGGATCATATATCGCTGCCTATCGTAAAGGTTGGTTAAATGAAATTTGTAGTCATATGAAAAAATATAAAAAATAATGGCACTAATAAATGAACGAGGGCATCCTTTCGATTATTACGTCAGAGCCCTTAGAGGACAATATGGCAATGATTTAGAATTATTAATAAAGGATTCTAATAAAGATGTTTTTAATATGAGGAGAAAACCTACTCCTTGGTTTATGAAAGTCTCACATAATAAATTACAAGTCGGCAAATTTTATCTTATTTGTTACAATTTCAACGGCTGCCAGCTGTATTGTCCGATATTTTCAATAGATTATAGAATTAAAGAAAGTGGAAAACATGTTATGTATGCAATCAACTTGGATTATTTACCATTTGATTATAAAGTATCATACTTCAATCAGATGAATACGGTGTTCCAACAAATATTTCAATTTAATTCTGATGCTCTAGATTTCATGCAGGAACGACCAATTACAGTAAATTTTGAACAGATATATAACACTCTAAAAACCAACGGTGGATACAATTACGCTATATCAGCGTTTGACATAACAAAAATAACAGAGTTATTTGGTGTTTCAACCAATCTAATGTATTTGATGATTCACATACATCTGAGACCAGTAAATGTTGCATTAATGAAAACATTGATGGAAAAATATGAAATGGGAACAGAAGAAAGAGAGAAACTACAAAAAACGGTTAATGAGTTAAATGAAATGCATCAAACATATGAAGAAGATATAAAAGATTATTATAAAAAATTAAGAAATTTGGAAAATAATTATAAATTGTTTGAAGATTAAATTGGGACTGATTGTTTTTTATATATAATAAAAAATTAAGAATATTTAATGGCTACTTATAGACAACCTAATAATGCTTTACCTAATCAAGTAAATCAAATTAATTCGGGGTTATTTAGTAAAATGTTGAGAAAAATAAGCAATTATGGATTAGCTTATGATATACAATCGATAGAACAATCTTTCGCCATAGGAAGTAATGAGAATCCGCAGTCCTATTCTAACATGGGCAACGTCACACAAGGTCCATATATGTATGATTTATTTACTAAAAAGATTATTGCTAAAATACTCGACAAAAAATCTATTGCATATCTTGATCGTTCATATTTTGATAAAAGAAAAATATTAAGACAATATTCAATAAAAGACGAAATAAGAGATTTTGTCAATCAAATTGCAGATGAAACTGTAATCTTTGATGATGTTAATAAATTCTGTTGGGCTAAAGATTTACCAGAAGAGTTTGATGACGTTATAAGAAAAAAGGTTCACGAAAATTTTGATCGTTTATACAATTGTTTTGGATTCAATGACGGTATTAAAGCTTGGTATATGTTAAGGGATTTATTAATAGATGGTTTCATTGCATATGAAATAGTTTATGATAAGAAACAGAGAAATGTATTAGACTTAATTAAACTTGATCCTTTGACATTAGTACCTGCAACAGATCCAGAATCTGGAACTATTGTTTGGGTACAATATCCAGATGATCCTAAATTAAGAAGAATTCTTCTTGATGCACAAATTATATACATATCATATGGTAATAATCAAGATTATGGTGAAACATCTTATGTCGAACCTCTTATTAGACCATATAACCAAGTTAAATTAGTAGAACAGACAAAGTTAATCTATAACATTAATCAAGCGGCAGTTTACAAAAAATTCGTTATTCCAGTTGGTGGTTTATCAAGACAACAGGCAGAACAACAGATTTATCAATTGATGTCAGAATACCACGAAGAAGTTAATTGGGATGATAATTTAGGTACGATGTCTATTAATGGTTCTTCCGTAATGCCCCACAGTAAAGACTTTTGGTTTCCATCATCAAGTGAAGGACAACCAGATGTATCTATTGAATCACCACAAGGTAATGACTTGAACGAAGACCAAATTCTTAATTGGTTTATGAATAACTTGAAA